CTGTGATTATAGTTTCTTTTGGAAACGCCCACCTTTAATTAAAAAGGAATGACAATACCGCCGTTATGAGATATTAACCTCATCTATCGGGCGGGCCCAACACGAATATTTTCTTTACTTTTGTTTTACCTTTTCCGCGTAATTGGTAATGACGATCTTTACTATAACTTAATATAGAGTTAGGATCAAAATCATTAACAAATAAAACAGCGTAATAAGGAATCAGAGAATCACCAATAGGTAGTTCAATCTTATTGACATTCACATCATTCATAATAGAATTGAATGTGAATCCAACGGGTAACCCCGTTATAGGATTGGTACAACTACTGATTGTCGTTTCATAAGAATCGTATCGTAATGAATATTGAAATTCCTTTGATACAATATGCCCGTCTCCATATCCATCAGGTCCTAAGGGAACTGATGAAAGACATGGAAAAGAGGCAAAAACGCGGTTTCGTAATTCTATTTCACCTCGTCTGTATAAAAAATTCACAAACTGAGTGAGAATAGAAAGCGAGACCTTCTCTTTAACATAGAATGGCCTAATATCAAAACCATTCAAGTAATCCTTCCCACATGATTCTCTAAAGGGACCATCTGTAAATGACTTTTTTTCATTCACAGTGAACCCACAATGAGATAGTACTCGTATAAGGAGGTTTGTAGCCTCAGTTGGGATGATTATATCATCCCCATATACCGATACATCGTCAGTTGAAATACTCAAGTAAGAACAAACGCTATGAGCAATGGCATAAAATAGTAATGACTCAAGTTCAAACGTGAACCCGTTTCCCATCGTGGAAAACTTCGCAAGTTGAATTGGAGTATATTTACCATTAGCCAGTCTCACGTCAACAATACCAGTCCTCCATGCTGATAGGAACTCTACCCAAGGTAAGGGCAAGAGATCCACCACAACACGGCAACTTATGGTATCACTAGCGGCCTGAAGATCAATTGTAGAAAGAGCATTATTGACAGACCCTAACTGGGCGAGTCGCTGATTTCTACTCTGGTCGAAGAGGTCACATCCGTTCTCTTTTAATCGAGATTTGATGTAACTTCCGATACCTAACTGAACCATTGTATTACATACAGGTTCAGTCATGATACTTCTAAAGGTCTTAGCGTTCTTAGGAACAAAAGTCAATCGACCGTGCCCAATGGAATAATTACCATTATGAGCACGTGCATAGGCTGGATGACTATTAAAAAAACTAGTTATCGAGTCGACAGACTCTTGAGAAAATGTTGGCTCTGCCTGAAGTTTAAATCGGGCAGATGTGTAACGACTTACCGTAGTATTACTACCAGGTCCGAATCGTGTGTCGATTTCATCGATGGACGGTACATCTCCTAAGATTTGAGATATTTTACGTTGAGTGAGGTACAACACCTCATTAACGCCAGCATTTCGCTGGGTCTCAATTAAAGACGATTTACTATTCATCTTACGACACATATATTCTGCTTTTGCATAAGCTTCCTGAGCGACAGACAGTTTTACTTTGTCATCGTTCAACGTCTCATTCTTTTCAAATAAAGCAAAGAATTGACGTAGTAAATACGCTTCTCGTACAGTATATGATGGATAATCATATACCATATTGAGGAGACGCTCTTTACTATCTTTCACATCATTAAATAAATCTAGATGTTTCGGAAGGGAAGTTGCAACAAGAAATGACAACCGTCGTAAGACGGTGTCAGAATCGTCTAAGGGCCGAAAAAAGTCCCTAGGCGCGATTCGATCGTTAGACGTAATCGTATTTATAATACGACTGCGTGTGAGTTTTGTGTTTTTGATTAACATATACACCTCTGGAAATATTTAAATTAATTAAAATAAATTTTGAGGCAAATCTATCAAGGCACTAATTAAATTAGAAGACATAATAGAATTTATTGACGTATACATATTCCCACGCTCGGTCATTGTCATAATCCGAGGTAGAAATATGGTGGCGTCAATCTTTGCCATACCAGCAACAGTTATGTTGCCCAGAGTGTCAGTCCGAGATATCGGAACCTCACCTACGATTCGTACCTTATCTAAACCTGTTTTTTGGTTCAAAGTTGGAATGAGACGTAGTCGAGGTCTTGCTATTAACAACAGATCAGTATCACCACTGGTGAACTCAACTGGGTTAATACTCGTAGGGACGAGAGTATTGTCTGTGCCATTAAATGACATAGTTTGGGGTTGAACTTGCATGTTCTTCTCCTAATGTTATGCTTGCCAGGCAAAAAATCAACTATCTCCTAAAAGATTTCATAGCGTTATTTAACAATGCAATAGCATCAGCAAGATGCGTAGGCATAGTAAATACAGCAGTTGTTATCCTTTGAGGAAGAGCTTCCTCTACAATAGTCAATGGCATAGAACGCGAAAAGGTCGTTATCATATACGCCAATTCGTCAAAATAGCCAAGATTAGCAAGATAAGAAATCTCGTAATCAAAGCCCCGTATTTGAAGTGTTTGCGTATAGCGCAACTTCATAGCATGGAACTTATACGTATGTTTTCGAGTAGCTTCAACACTACTCACGGAAATAGATTTCACTTCATCACGTGCTTGAAGATATTTACCTATAGGGTAAAACCAATCGGCAACGAATGAATATGGAATAGCTTCCCACATAGCTGAGGTAAAATTAGTTAACTGCAGGGTGTCAGTGATGACATCACGCAGAAAATAGAACCCCAGTAAACCATACCTTACATGAGAGGTGTACGTTACGTCAAACATGACCGTGACATCCACTTCGTCATCATTCCAATTAGCATTTTGAATTTTAAATGCAACAGGAAAGGGTATAGTAAACGTATTAGAACGTTTAATACGCGCACGCTCTTTAAAAGTTTTCATCGAAACCTGGTTTTTTAATTTATCCCAGGCAAGCAATGCTTGTTGGATGTCATTAACAAGAGGACGAATAGCATAACGCCATTCAAGCCAAAGTGCAGACATTTGATCCACTGAGTGGGCAAACGCAGCTGTGTTAGACATGTCGGCAAAGCCGGACACACGGTTGGCAAAACCAGCCGATCCAATTCGATGAGTCACTCCTAATCTCTCTTGAATTAAATGAGAGACTAGTTGTGCATCACGGGCTTTAATTGCACGCATGATGTCAACTAATAACTTCATATTATCAAACAAATACTTAACAGTTTCACGGCCTTCAGAGAAGGTCGATGTAAGAATATTAAAGGAACTACCTCTTATACGTTCGTAAAATTTATTTATTACGTCAGTATGTAAGCTAGATTCCCAAAATTCAAACTCTGGATTACGTAATTGTTGGTAGAAGTCAATTGCCAACCTATCAGTTAATACGGCAGCATCGAAAGACGCAAGATCAATCTGTAACTTTGGGTATAAAAAACCTTCAGGAAGATTGTCTGGCTCACGACACTCCACGTGTAACAAACAGGACCCAGTATTGGGGGCACTTAGTTTGACATACGCTGCAAAATAGCAGCGTGGAATGAAGTCTGTACGACCATAAGAATGGTGTACGATGTACTTATGCTGGATCCTGGCATCTACAGAATTATCTTCTGTTTGATTCCATTGAATAACAATATGCCTAGCAGCGGGGGCTTTTTGGCCATCGCGATACTGT